TAAGCGAATGCGACGGTCATCAGAACGAACATAATCCCAAACTGCTCTTTGCAACTCATCGGCATCTGTCCACTCACCATGAGCATCTAGTTTGTCAGGGATATACATAGCGCCAAGTGTGTAACGCTTTTCGCCTTCGGCTTTTGAAACTTCGTATTTACCAATTCGCTTTGAAACATTTCGAGCATCAACTCGCTCAAAGGCGGCAATAATGTCGTCATACTCATCGCCAACCCATTCATTGACAGGAGACATCATCGCACCTTCGGGTGCAGACTTTATCTCTTGAATCATTTTGTTGTAATCATCTTTATTTTCCGCAGGTAGTCCTGAATCTTCAAAAGACTTACCGCTTGCAGCGAGTATAAAGATTTTGTTCGCTAAATCAGCATTCATTATTTGTTCCCCTTCTCTAAGAATGCGTTCCATAAATCAGAGTTTTCAACCGTGAACTGATTACCTGCGCCTTGACCAATTAGGCGAGGAGTGCGCTCTGTGTTATCCCATAGAGATACACTCTCAAATAATCCACCTTCGATTGCCTGACGTAAAGTATTTGAAACATCGCGGTGCGTCTCGCGAACCACGGATTCAGGGACATAACGCTTCGTAGAACCAAGCGCTCTTTTCACGCTTCTATCCCATGCAACGTCGGTAGGAATAGTTACATAAACTCCATTGACTTTATATCCTTGAGTGCGAGCGCTTTCAACTTTACTCACGAGTTTATTGATTGCAGAATCGCCTGTACCGTCTAAAACGATATTTTGTGAGTTACTAATTGCTTTCTGTTGAATACGCTTTGCCAAGATTGAAGATTCCTCATGAGCAAACTTCGCGGCATTGAAGAAATCTGCATCATTTCCCTCGCGCATACGAGGATTTTCAGGCAACATCTCTTTCACATCATCGGCATTGATATGAACTGCTTTTGCTTTGTCAGGGACATCTGTAACGCCTGATTTTAGGAATGTTGTTTTTCCTGATGCTGGACCGCCACCCAACATATAGAAAGTTGGGTCTGTTGATTCAGGAATATCGGCTGTTGCTTTAGTAATAATTTGTGAATGTAAATAAGCACGTTCCTGTGATGGTTCAAATCCGCCTTGACCGTCGGGAACCATGTGATGCCATAAAGAATGCTCGGGAGTCAAAGTGGTTCCTGCGAACGAAATACTCTCGGGGATTCCAGCCTTATATCCACCTGTTGCGTCAGGATTGACAACACGACCCGAACTGTCTCGGTTCATATCAGGAATGCGACCACTAGCAATCATTTCACCGCGACCATCAGCCCAGTTACCGTGGCTTGCTTGGTCATGACCTTCGCCACCTTCGTGCTTTGTGAACTGACGTGGCTCAAATAATGATTTCTTAGCATCGATTGATTGACCTTCAATGCCCTTAGATTCTGTCCATGCCAAAGATTCATCTAGCGCATCTTTGCCGTTGATATCTAAACGATATACAGGCAACTTCGCAGTTGGATTATCGAATGCGAATGCAACTGAAGCCGCCCATGTGTGATGACCGTCAATCACATATCCATCTTTTGAGATAAGGATTCTCTGCTGGTCAGGAATCCCACCCTCTTCGCGATATTTGTTGTAAATCGCTCCTGAACGAGAACCTGAAATCTCTTTTTGAATCGGCTTCAAACCTTTAGGGTCAATATCCTCTTCTGTGGTTTTGATTCCCTTTGCGGCTAAATCAGATAGGAACTTAGGACGTAGGCTTGCATCAATCTGTGGCATGTCTTTACGAGCGATACCCATACCTTCATCGCCGAATAACAAAGTTCCTTGGACGCTAATCTCAGTGACATCGGGATGGTCTTGACGTGTAGCCATCTTCATAAATAATGCAGATACATTTTCAGGTTCAACTGTTGGATGCTTGCCATCGAAAATATCTTTGACGATTTGGTCTGACCAAGCACCATGTGTCTTTTGGTCATGCTTGCCCTGATTGTGTTTCTCAACTTCTTTATCAGCCTCAGAGACCATGGCTTCAGCCCATGCGTATCCAGCATCGCCACCCCATGCGTCCCATGCAACTCGACCTCCGCTTGGATATCCCTTTTCTCCACGAGAGAAACCAATCGCTTTTTTATCTACTTCATGGCGAGCAAAGAATGAGCGCATACGCTGTAAAGTCTCGAGTGAGATTGATTGACCCTGAGCCAACTGACTTGCTCTACGACGACCAACATCGGTAAATCCATCCCCTGCCTTACCTTCACGAATCCATTCGAGAGCGCGTGATGCCGCGTCTTGAACTGCTTTCGGGGGCGTGTAGGAGGCTTTAGAAAATCTTTCAATCTGTGTTAGGCGCTCTTCGGCTTCATTCTTTGTATCGTAAGTGCCAAACTTGCGTGTACCCGCTTCGTTATAGACAACGTATTTACCCTTTTCGCGACGGATAGTTTTGGCTAGAATCTCTTTCTCAATCCGCATTTCGTAGCCATGAACTGTTAGAACGGTTTGGACATTGGCTCGAGTAGAACCAGTTTTGCGAATTACATCTCGGACGACCTCTGAAGGCAGACTCTTGGCGAACTGCAAGATATCAACATTATCAATCGAATCTACAAGAATTTCAAAACTGTCCCATTCATCTTGTGGTCTTTCCAATCCACGACGACCCATTTCATTGAGGATTGTGTGGTGAACTTCGATTGTTGCAGGTGTGGCTTCGGACTTATGAACACGCTCATGAAGCGCGAGTAACTTCTCAGCGCTTAGGTGTAATAGTTTCGATGCAATATCAGCCATAGATTCCAAGGATACGCTATTGATTTACAACTGCACGTTAGTTTTTTTGAATGATGTTGAAAAGTTTGTCGTAAATCTTTTCTTCATCTTCAGGCGTTGCCTTATCAAGTTGAACAAACGTCGCTAGTTTTTCCCATTCAGCATAAGCCTCTTGGATAGCCTTTAGTTTTTCTTCTCTGTTCATATCACCTCATATCCTACCACAGTTAGTTATTACTTTGTGCAGGTGCAGGGCGCTCTCTGCCTGTGCCGTCATAAATCAATCCATCGCCATCCCGGTCAATCGGTCCACTCAGTAGATTCCTGCCCTCGGCTGTCAGGGGCTTGACGTAATCTACGACCATATTAGACATGAGGCGCTTTCCAGCCCAGTCCCATTCACCCTCATCGTCTTTGACTCGGTTTTCCCATCCAAGATTTGCGAATTCGGCTGGCATCGGGAAATCAGGTGAGCGCATATCGCGAACTCTTCTACCTGCTTCAGCCGTGGAATCATACATTCTTTCAAATAGGGCATCGAACGCTGGTTTTTCTTCGTCCGATAAGGCATAGTTGCGCGACGCTTTCAGTTTTTCTGCACTGCTACGGACTGAATCAGGGTCCCAATCAAAACCTGCTCTAGCCCAGTGGCGAGCGCCATCGCTTAGACCAGCCATAATTTTGATATAGCCAAAACCTTTAGCGGTGTAGTAATCCTCAGACTGTTGAAGAAACTCTTTGCCGAATCCCTTACCTTGAAATTCATCATCTATCTCGAACCATTTATGTTCGACATTCCAAGTATCGCCCTCTTTGAAGAAAACTCGCTCAAATTTACCAACCGCCATGCCATCGGCATAGATTTCACCCTCAACGTAAATACCTTCATCTTCGACCAAACTCACATCGGTGACTTGCGAAACCATTTCATATTCGTTGCCATCATCTTCGACAACATTTACGCTTGAGAAGAAAACATCATTGAAAGGCGCTTTTAGGTCAGATGCGTTTTGAATTAGACCCATCTGCTCATTACGGATATTGCGAATATCATCGCCATATTCCAAGATATAGTTTTTGACGGCATATTCTGATTCTTGCTCATAGATATTGGCTTTTTCTTGCTCTGTAAGAGGTCGACCTAATCGTGCTTCAGCCAATTCTGTTGCTTCACGAACTCTTTCATCTAAACCTTGGCTGGATGACATTTCATCATACTGGTCGCCGTCATTGAGAACGAATTCGCGTAAATCATCAAACGAGGTTGGAGAAATTCCTGATATTGCTTCATCAAGCATTCCAACGCTTGGACCGAGATTCTCATAACGAGTAATTCCCTCGGCTTGGGATTCAGTATATCCCTGACCTGTTGCCCAGTTGCCATGACTCTTTTGGTCATGCTCGGGACCACCCTCATGTTTGAATACGGGCTTTAGCCCATACTCAAATCGGATTACTTGGGTTTTGCCATCTTCTCCCAAAGAACTTTTGCGTACTCCCGTAATTCTTCGTCCGTCATATCCGAGATATTCGGATTCAACTCCGCCACCTTGATATCTTTGTTTTCCGACACTGCCTGTTCCTCCCGTATCTATTTCAGCGAAATTAGCAACATCCCAAATCGAAATTTGGTCACGTTCCCGACCTGCGCTGGTTGCCCTCTCTCTATCTTGGATATTTTCCGAAACATCTAAATAAACTTGGTTATCTGCCGTATTATGCCATAAACCGAGGTAGTTTTTCCCCGTTGCAAGGTCAGACTTGTTGGCTTTCATGTACTGATACAGAATCTCAGGACCACGCTCAGAGTCGTAGAAATCTTCAGCCTTGACGATTCTGCCGTATTGCTTGCCCTTGGCGACCATGAATCCAGTCGTAGGCTCAGAACCATCGACCATGTTGACCGAGAGACCACCATTGGCTCGAACTCTATCTAAGATACTGGAGGCAACGGCAGGGTCAAGACTGATTCCCGTAGCCCATGAACCGTGGGTCTTTTGGTCATGCGAGCCATGTTTGACTAAAGGCTTCAATCCGTAATCAAATCTAATGTTACTCATTCGTAGTAATCCTCATAGGTCATCTCTGAATAGATATCGGCGTACTTCTCAGGTGGGATAAGTTTGATTGTACAACGGCAATTAGGGTGCGCTATAGGCTTTTCCAGCCCGTTTGAGAAGGTATCTAGCCATCCCACAGTCTCTCCATCCAACTCAGCACAGATAGGGCATGTACGCTCATCCTCAGCCGTTACCCATATCTTCATGGAATCAGGGTCTACGAATCCCTCTTTAGCCGCTTGCTTCCAACTCTCAAGGCGTCCCTCATTCTGTGCTATCTGAATCTCTGTACGGGCTATCATCGTGGCTCTAGCGCTCTTGAGACGCTCTGAATACTGAGTAGCCATAGTTGATGCCCTGTTGCGAGCCACGGTCTCTTTGAAGCCCTCTGAGACCAATCGGTTGAACTGACGATTCTCATACTTGACTACGGCTTGCGCCCATTTCGGATGTAGACCGACAGAATTCTTGATGCGTTTTGCGGTGGTCTTGTAATCCACTTTGTCATTGAAAGAATCAATGATGATTTGACGAACTCCCTGACGGGTCATGTCATCAATGGCTGTAATCAATTCAGCGGCGCGTTTCTGAGCAAAGAAAAGTGAATTGGGATTCGTCTTGTCAAAAGAGATATTGACGTCCATCTTTGGACGAGTGCTAGATGCCCATGCTGGAATCTTTGTGAACTCTAATCCTCGTAAAGAATTTTTGTTATCAATCTTTACCTTAGATGGTTTGAAATTAGGGAAAGCCAATCTTGTTGCCAATCTTTGAATCTCAGCGATACCAGCATTACCGCCAATATCAATCGAATTGAGCAAAGTCTCTTCAATACGTTTTCTATCGCCAGCGATAGTGATAGCAC